CATATCTTCTTTTTTCAAGATATTCAATCATCTCTTGCCTCCACTCCATCAGTTCATAGAAACACTCCTGATTGTGAGCACAACCCCGAAGACGACTATCGGGTTTGATTACACTTTCAAGCATTAAACCCAGAGCATCGCGTCTTTTTTCTTTTTTATCGGTCATTTGCGTGACTTCTTTTTAGTGGTTTTCCGTTGGTTGCTGATAAAATCAACAGATTGTTTGTAAGTGCTTAGCACCTTTACTTGACTGCCATTATGTATAATCATGAACTTCTTACCGCATGGGACTGCTGCCCATGTCCCATCGTTGGTAACATAACCCAATGGATTTTTAGGTTTTGCATCAAGGATAGAAGGATAAGGAACGAAGGGTTTCAGAAATCCCATTAAAAAACAGCAGTAACGCTAACAATTGTGCATCCAGGATTGCGTGCTAATGCAACATTCTTTGCATCTTGATAATCAACAGCAACGACAGTATCAGTGAAAACAGTGCCTGCCTTGAACAGAGTGACTTTGCAACGCATGGTGGATTTCTCTCGGTGTTGTTATTATAGCAGATCAGAGCGATCTGATGAAGGATAAATCAAAATCTTCAGATTCTCTAAAGTAATCACGCACTTCCTCCCGCTCCTCTAGGCGATTATAACCAGTGAGAAAGAAGTCAGAGGGTTCAGGATCTGAGCTTGCAGTTACACAAGCACCATTGTCTCTAATGTTATAAAGTTTAGATGATGGAATGCAACATGCCTTGCCTTTCTTCACATCAGTGATAATAAAGTAGTCAGCAAGTTTGTCCTCATAGTCTCCTGCTTGACGACGATTCTTAAGAATCAATCCTCTCACTGCCATCTGAGACTTATTGCCAAATTGAGTTACTTTTGATTCGTAAGTTGTTTCATTGGGACCAATCAAATCAATGCCAGGAAGATTTACTCTAGTCAGAAGACCATTGCTATACACATCGAGTGCTTTCTCTACAAGTTCCCCTGCTTTAGGATACCTTAGATTGTTATCAGTGTAACCATGAATCGTTTCTAAAAGTTTAGATAAACGACCAAGTTGAAATGTGTTAAAGTCAATCATCGACGAATGATAGAAATAGCGGGTTCACCTTGTTCAAAGACAGTATTAACAACTGCCTGAACGCTCCTTGCGGTGCTGATACCCACTTTATCAGCAACAGGAATACACACAAGACCATAAGTCTTCTGAGCGCCACCCAGACGGATTACACGCCCGATTGACTGAGAAATACCAATGTAGTCCATGTTACGCATGAACAGCACGGCATCAAGTCCCTTTACGTTGATACCCTCAGAGAGGATAGAGTGGTGCATGATAACAAATTGAGTATCACTTTCACCCCAAGCATTAAGAGTCTTGAAAAACTCATGGCGGGTAACTTTCTGACCATTGATGATTGCACCAGTCTTGGATGTAATATACATCCAGTTATAACCACGCTGTTCCAGTTGGAAAGTGAAGTCAGACTGAGTAACAAGACGGACAATCTGCTTCGTAGAACGAGCAGCAATCAGGATCTTGCTTGCTGTGTTATCATCAATGGTATCAATCAGATTCTTAGAATCAGACTGCTTGAAATCACCTTGAGGAAGTTGAGTAAGACGAACAACAGGAGGAAGAATGTAACCCTGCTCCACAAGTTTAGGTGCAGGAACATTACAAATGACCTGACCATAAACACGGGAATCATTCATTCCAGGTTTCCGAGGAGTGACTGAATGTTTAGGAGTTGCAGTAAAAAAATAGCAACGACGAGCGTACCTACTGTAAAATTCAGTAGGAACAAAGAAGTTACGCTGAACAGAGTTGTGCGCTTCATCAAAGTAGATAGTGTCTACATCAATACCAGACTGAACAATCTTCTCCAACGAATGATAAGTCGTGAAGATGATACAAGACTCACCCGCAGCGCGAGCAGTATTGTTGAACAACTGAATCTGCCTTGCTTTAGTAGTGCTGAAGAACTCAGTATCACCACTATGAACGTGCATCACATGAACCAGATAGTCCTTAGGAAGCAGTTCCAGAAACTCTTTACAGAGTTGCTTAGCAAGGAGAATACGAGGAGCAACAACTACAGTAGTGTTGCAACCACGGTATTCATGACCCAGATAATCCTGAATCATGCAGATGGTTTTACCACCACCGGTGGGGATGATGACCTGTCCTTTGTCGTGCTTCAGCATGGCATCAACTGCCTGTTGCTGATGTGGGCGAAGGGTGATGGTCAATCGGGTGTCCCGTTCAGTATGGATATATTATAGCAGAAAACCACTCTCCACACAACCCAGTAGACAGTTACTCATCTGGCACATATTTAACTGCTATTGTAAAACGATGTCTATCTCTATAAGTTGTAGCGCGATGTAAGATGTTAGAATCAAAGTAAACCATACGATTTGGAACTGGAAGTACACCTGCAATCTGCCCATTTACATGGAATTGTGTTTCACCACCAAGATCTAAATTCCATCCATCACATGAATAGTATAAAAAAGTTATAGATCCCTCTTCATCACAATCAGTGTGAAAATATGGATTTTCAGTAGGAGCAAAACAGTTAATATACATTCTATTCAAGACAAGATTATTATCTACAATTAAATCTGTCTTAGAACTAAACAGTTTATAAATCTCATCAGTCTCAAAAATCTCATGAACCATTCCTGTAGGTGGTGTAGAACTTCTATCAGTTTCACCATAAGTATATGATGCCATTTTACAATAATTAAATACTGAATTGGAATCATCAATGGATAAAAAATCGTCAATAATTTCAATCGTGTTCAACATTGTCCCCGTATTGACTCAATCTAATGTTAAAAGATATTGTAACTCTAGGTATATCTGATACCTTCTGTGGTTTGACGCGATGTTGGAGATAACAAGGAAACATTAAAAAATCTCCTTCACTTACATCCAAACTAGCATATTCTGATACATAATCTCTACTCAATGAAGGTGATAAAGACCTAGTTGCTTGTATGGGATCAGAAAATTCTAATGGAGTATGAACACTTTTATCATAAGATAAAAAATGCACACAGGAAAAATGATCTGGTCTTATCAACCAATTGGGATTAGTGATATGATCATGTAATTCTTGAGAAGCACCTTCCTCATAAACATTAAACCAAGTATTTTTAACTTTTATTTCATATTCTTTATCGAATATCTCATCGAAACAATCTGTATATGATGAATATAATTCAGATTTATGTTTATCTAATACATCATGAATATCATTACCCCATGATGTTTTCAAACTATCAGGTGCTGCCCATCCTTTAGGAACTTTAAGAGATTTTGAGTCTTGCACTATATCAGAAAGCATCATCTCCTTAAGTTCATCATTATTGCTTATCTTAGACTGATAAACAACAACCGGAAATAAATCTAAAGCTTTCATTCCTTCAAACCTAACAAACCAAGTCTACATGTCTTTATCATTCTTGTCAACCTTTTCTTTATAGTACATGAAGTTTGATACACAATATCTTCCCATTCCCTCATAATAATCAGATTCTTTTATAGAAACTTTTTTTACACCATGTTCTACCCATCCAGGAAAAATTATGGTAGAGTTATTAACACATTCTAGTTCATAATCATATCCAGGAAACTCTAGTTCTCCTCCTTGAAATTTTTTAGGTTCTTTATAAAAGTAAGAAAATGCTAAAAATGCTGTTGTATGATCAGTATGTGGATCATAATAATCTCCATCATGATAATATCTAAGTTTAGTTATATCTTCATCAACAAGAGTGGCACAACGACATGATTGATGAATATCTTCTAAAACATCTAATATACCACTATCAAATATCTTTCTATTTACGGTTAAAATATTTGATACATCTCGATAAAATTTACCATAAACTTCATCTAAAATAATTGCTTTAGCATTAGTTGAATCTACTATCCCACCATAATCCTTTGCTTCAAAGAGTTTCTTTGGTGCAGTATAAAAATCCAACTCTTGCCAGATTAGTTTTAATTCTTTTTCATTATAAAAATTGTTAATGATCATATGAGGGAATGGTCCCTCAGGTACATCAATATAAAGATCCTCAGGCATATCACTCACCCTGTTCATATTGAATCCATCCCCATGATGTAGCAAGATATTTTGGATTCATACCAATAGGAGGATTACCTCTATGGACATGAGTATATCCTGATGGAAAAATTAGAATATCTCCAGCAACTGCTTTTTCTCTTTTATTTTGATATAAAAACTCTGTTTCTCCACCTTCAAAATCATCATTAAGATAAACTTGCATGACAAAGTGTCTCTGAGATGTAGTTACGGATCCATTCTCGAAGTGCCAATTATGAAATCCTCCTCCAGGTTTAATCTTCTTCACCTTCATATCAACTATCAGAAACCTACTTTGTCCAAGAACACTAAATTCTTGCAGATACTCAGAAACACATGGTTGCATGTATTTCATCAATTCTGATCCAATAGTATGTGTATTAACTAGATGTAACTCTTCAATGTCTTGAGTTACATTTGCTGATTCATGATCAACAAAATGAGAGTGTTCTTTTGCACTACCGGCAAGAAAACTATTCTCATGGAGATAATCAATATAACTTATTACTTTTCTACATTCATCCTTTGGTATGACATTTTCATATCGTACAATAAAGTCAGTATTCATAATAAAAACTCAGTTTTTATTATTTATCGGATACCTCCAGAACTCTGTCCACCAATAACACTTCCATTATTGTAGAGATTGTAGTTGCTATTCCTTCTACGGATTGCATCTCCAGGATGACCGCCACTACCTCCACGACCTTCTCTATCACCTCTTCCACTTTCACCATCTGCACCAAATTGTCCTAAAGCACCACCAGATCCACCATTTCCACCTCGCGCCTCATTACGATTATTTGAACCTTCTCCGCCAGCGCCACCACTTAATCTAGATCCAAAGTTGCCATCTTCTCCTTTAGCGTAACTTCTTCGACTATCAGTATTTTGATTAAATGGTCCTCTTCCACCACCACGTCCTTTCTCACCTCTTTGGTATCCTGCACCGCCTCCGCCGCCTCCACCGCCAGCTCTTCTATCATGCCTATCTCTTTGTTCGGCACCACCGCCGCCACCACCGCCACCGCCACCACCAGCGATCATTCCACCACTTTTTACATGAACATCACAATTGAAGGCAACACCTAAACCAGTGCTTCCTCTTTTTCCATCTTCACCCCTATCTCTATCTTCATTGCCACCTTTACCACCTTTACCACCAGCACCCATAATTCTTCCACTTCCACCAACATCAACTCTCAACTGAGCAACATTATTCCAACCATTTCCTGTTTTAAGAGCAACAATTTCAAGGTCTCCAGCATTATCAGACACAACAGAACCAATGTCTTTATTTACGTGAATATAAACCTTTGCTCCACTACCACGATTTGGTCTACCTCTAAATCCACCAACAACATGAACATTATTTGATTGGTATCTATCATATGCAGTTTGTGGTCTAACTTCATCACCACCATTATAATAATTTACAACAACATTTAGTGACTTACCACGAAAATCACTAAATCTAATTGTTCCACTTCTTGGAATAGTTGCAGAAAGATTGCCGCCAGTGCCGTCATTATCTAGACCTAAAGATCCTAGATCACCAACATTATTTGTAATTCTATAATTCCCTAAAGACCTGCGTCTATTTTGACCAAATTCTCCCTCAATTTGACTAAAGTTTAATTGTCCGACACTAGGTAATGTCATCAGTGAAGATCCTCCCAAGCGTTTCCTGTGTATATTCTAAGTTTATTAACGTCAGTATTGTAAACTAACGCACCAGTCACAGTTACTAATCCAGATTGTATTGAATTAGTAACCATTGGTGGTAACATAAAGTTATTAGTTGTAATTCCAGCAAGATTATTAAAAGATCTTTGTCCACCCACAGCAGACAAATCTAACAATCCGCGAGGAGCATTAGTTCCAACACCAATAGAATTATGTACTGTTAGATCTCCACCAACAGTAATTATCGATTCATCGTCACAGAAAGTTGTTCCAATACCTACAGCACCGCCAGATTCAATAAGGAATCCCTCTTCCCCACCAGCACTAAAAATAAGATTGTTTGGAGAATCTGGATGTAAACCCGTTCCAGAATCAATAACAATCTCTGCACAAGAAACTGTAGTTCCAACAGATATTCTTGCTACAGTTGAAATACCAGTTCCATTTACATCTCCTGCTAAGTTTCCTGTGAAGGTATTTGCAGAGAGGTTACCTACACTTAATGTGCTGACTTGTAATGATCCATCAATAAAGACATTATTTGTGAAGGTTGCAACTCCCGTAACTTTACTGTCACCAATAACATGCAATGTATGGTCAGGTTGTGTGACACCAATTCCCAATTTTCCACCATAAGTGAGAGTCATCAATCTCTCGGTTGATTTATGATGCCAATAGAAATTACCAGTATTTAATCCAACAATACCTGCTTGTAGGTAGTAATTAATACTTCCATTGCCATAATTTAAGAAATCTAAGGAATATGGATCACTGTATGGAGTTCCAGCAGATCTATCTCCATACCTAATTTGACCATTAGAACCATTGATAGTTTCAGAGGTTCCAATAGTGACTGTTGATTCTCCTAAATCACTCCATAATTGAATTCTTGCGTTTGTAGTGTCAATACCTGCTCTGTTGATAAAGAGGTCATTACCATTAGAAGTTGCGCTATTACCAATCGCTATAGATCCAGTTCTAAAATTTGTTCCAACACCAATAAAAGAACTGACCGTAGCAAGACCAACTGTAAGATCGGCAATATCAACATTTGCTGTGGGTGTAAGTGATGTTGCTGTTGTTGCTGTTCCAGTTAAGTTACCTGTAACATCGCCAGTAAGATTGCCGGTAACATCACCTGTGATACCACCAATAAAACTAGATGCTGCAACTGCATTTGCAGTTAAGATACCTACAATAATGTCTGGTACTCCACTCAAACTTAGTGCTGTTGATGCAGTTCCTGTCAGATTACCTGTAAATCCATTAGTAGCAGTAATTAATCCTGCCTGGACATCTCCATCAAATCTAGTTGCAGTTACTACACCACTTAAAACTATATTATTTGGGATCTTTGAATTTTCTAGTAGAGGAATTCTCTCATTATTTAAAGTTCCATAAGCAATATTATTTGCATTTATTTCTGTAAGTAGAGAACCAATACCTACAAATGCTGTTGCAGTTACAATACCTGTAGCTAAAATCTCACCCGTAGTAGTAAATCCAACACCAGAAGTAAATCCAACTACAGAGGTATCATTACTTCCACCAATTTGGAATCTAAATCGTGGATCTGTGGTTCCCACACCAACATTTCCTTCATTGTAGATACTTGTGAATCCAAGACCCACATCAATATCTTTCCACTGTGAAGTGGGCATTCCTTGAAGGAATCTAGCATCACCATAATATGTGACAATACCAGAACCAGTAGCAGTTACAATTCCACTACCGATTGTAACTCCAGAACCAACAATAAAGTCGGTAAAAGTTACGTTAGGTGTTGTTAAAGAATCTCTTACCTCTACTGTTTGAGCAAATAGAGATGGTGATGTAGAAAATCCAGTTGCACTTATATTTCCTCGTACATCCAGATTTTGAGTAGGAACTGTGGTTCCAATTCCGACTAGACCGGTAGGACTTACAACTAAATTGTCATTGTCAACTTGTACACCATTACGAAAATTAAATTGCTTGTTATAATTCGCCATCTCTGGATGCTTTTCTAGTTATTTAGTCTCTCTTCAAGATCAGAGACCTTATCTGAGAGTTCTTTGATTGCCTCAATTAAAAGTGGGACAATTTTTTCATACTGAACAGTAATGTACGTGTTATCAACTGGTGCAGGTCTAACTGCTTCTGGGAGAACTTTCTGAACTTCTTGAGCAGAAACACCAACATATGTAATATCTGTTGGGAATCCAAGTTCACCACCAGTTTCATTAAAGTTGAATGTGAAACCGTTGAGTGAACAAACTTTATCAAGAGCACCAGTCAGTTCAACTCTGTTAGTCTTCAGACGATCATCAGATGCGAACGCAACGAGGTCTTGAGTTACTGAAAGAGTGCCACCGTTAAATGAGATTCTAGTATCTCTTTCTAATGTTTGATATCCAGTATTATTAACCATAACTGGATACTGAGTTCCACTAGTACCATTAGCAATGTTAATTCTATTTGCTTGACTTGCAGTGCCATTAAAATTGGTTGCAGTAACAGTATTACCATCTAAGGTAATTTGATCAACAGTTGCAGATCCAGAAACAGATAATGTACCATTGATTGTAGTATTATCTAATGTTGTAGAACCATCAACATTTAGACCATCAAGTTGTGTAGTTCCATCTACATCAAGGTTACCATTAACATTAAGATCATCAAAAATATTTACACCAGTAGATGTTGTTTCAAGTCTCTTAGTACCATCATAATAAAGTTCTACAGATCCCGAACCTTTAGCCTTAAACAACCAGGCAGAGTCTGTCTGGTTCCACATGTTAATCTCACTATCATTGGTATGGAAAACCAGATTTCCATCACCCTGATCTGCTATAACACTATTACCCTGAGTGGCGTTATAATAAATCGCTAGATCATCATCATTACCAAGCAATATCCTGTCATTATCACGCAGATCAATGTCTCCATTGACATTGATCTTAGAATTAAATGTGGAGATACCAGCTACTTGAATACCACCACTGCTGATGACAATATCATCGCAAATGTACATATTCTTCTGGATGGAGACTCCACCATATACTCTCAGTGCTGCATTTAAATCTCCAGTACACTTAATTGCTTCATTAATACTCTGAATGGTAACGGTTCCT